TGCCGCTGCTGGTTTCGTCGAGGCGATCATCGGCCCGGACAAGGAAAAGCCCCAGGGTGCGCTGGGCAACCTGCTGGAGTACGGGTCCGTGAACAACCCGCCGCACAACGATGGCGGCAGGGCACTACTGGCGGAGGAGCCCCGCTTCATCGCTGCGGTGGAGGCGCTCGGTTTGACGGTGCTGCGGTGACGGCCCCGGCGGTCCTGCCTCACCGGGATGCGGTGCTGGCCGCCTTGGTCGCGGCGTTGCCGTCGGGTGCGGTGGGCGTCGGCCAGGCCCCCGACGGCGCACCGCCGGCCGGATCTGTCACCCGGTATGCGGTGCTGTATTTCGACCCGGGCCAGTCGGTGAGCGAATCGCTGGCCGACCTGCGGACGGATTTCGCCTGCAGCTTCCAGGTGACGTGCGTGGGGCCGACGGAGGAGCAGTGCCTGTGGGTCGCCGACAAGGTCCGCGGCGCGCTGTACCTGCCGCTCACCGTCGCGGGCCGCGCGAGTTGGCGGCCGGAGGAACTCGGCGGGCCCCCGATCCAACGCGACGACGACCTATCGCCGCCCGTCTACTTCCTGCCGATCCAGTACCGGCTCCAGTCCACATCCTGAGGAGAAACCCATGGCCCTCCTGGCCCAGCAGGCCGTCGCCCTGACCGGCCTCACCCCAAACTACGGCGCTGCCGCCGCGTCCACCACGGTGACATGCGGCGAGCGGTCGTTCCTGCACGTCAAGAACGCCAACGGCTCCAGCATGACCGTGACGCTCACCGCGACGGGCAAGATCCGTGGCCAGCTCGTCGCGGACGTGGTCATCACGGTCCCTGCGACGACGGGCGACAAGATGATCGGCCCGATCACCGCCGACCTGTTCGCCTCGGCCGCTGACGGCGTGAGTGCCTCGATCACCTACTCGTCGACCACCAGCGTCACCGTCGCCAACCTCGTCATCTGACCCACCACCCCGCCCTGCCCGCCCCGTTGATCGGGGCTTTTTTCACGCCCTGAGGAGGGTCCATGTCCGACCTGATCAACGACGGAATGACCAAGGTGAGCTGGGTGACCAGCATCGCCAACATCAACGCCCCGACAGCGGCCGAGCTCACTGCGGGCAGCGACTTCACGACCCGCATCACCCCCGACGGGCTGAAGATCGACCCGTCCACCGCAGACGTTGACACGTCTTCGCTGGCCAGCACGTTCGACACCAAGACCGTCGGCCGCGTCGGATTCGACACCGAGACGACCTACAAGCGCGGCACCACCACCCCCGAGGATCTGCCCTACACCACCCTCAAGTACGGCGTCTCGGGCTACCTGGCCGTCCGCCGCGGCGTCGCCTACGCCACCGCGTGGACCGCCGGGCAGAAGGCCGAGATCTACCCGATCACCTGCGGCGAGCCGCAGAACAGCAGCCCCGCCGCGAACGAAGTCATGAAGTTCGTCAGCCCGATGAAGGTCACGAGCCCGCCGGCGACCGCCGCAACGGTGGCCTGATGCCCGATATCAGCGACATCCTCAACCGGGCCAAGCCGCGCGAGACGACCCTGCCCATCTACCTCGACGGGTCCGCGGCGTCCGAGGTGGAGCAGCTGGAGCGGCAACTCGCCGGCCTCGCGGACACGTGGGCGCCGGACTCGCTGGCGGCGACCGATCCGTCTAAGGATCTGGCCCAGCAGATCCAGGCGGCCCGGACGCGGATGCAGGAGTCCGCAGTGGAATTCCGTCTGCGCGCCCTGGGCGACAAGGTGTGGTCGGACCTGCTGGCGGCGCACCCGGCGAAGAACGCGGACGAACTGTGGGATCCGACCACGTTCCCCAAGGCGCTGATCGCAGCGTGCTGCCTCGACCCGGTCATGACCGAGTCCGAGGTGGGGCAACTGTACGAGGTGCTGAACGAGGGGCAGCGCGGCGAGTTGTTCAGGGCCGCCTACTCGGTGAACACGGAGGCCACCTCTATCCCTTTCTCTGTGAGCGCCTCCGCGATCCTCGCGGCCCTTGGCGACGCGAAGTAGAAGCCGCGCGGGCCCACGGCATCCCCAGATCGGTCTTCATGGGCCGCCCGTGGCCTGCCCGGGGGGAGCCGCTGTGGCTCGATGAGGACCGGGCCTGGGCACTGGCCCTGGCGCAGATTGAGACGGAGAACTGCCCGGACTGCGGGCGTCCCTGGTCTGAGGTCTCAGACCCGGACAACGAGTTCAAGTACCAGACCGAGCTGATCCGCTGCCACGCGTGCACGACCGCCACGAAGGCCGTCTCCGCCTACCAGAACCGGGGCGGCGACAGTCGCGGCCTGCATGTCACTGTCACAAAGCGCGGGGGGTAGTCCATGACCGATCGCGTTGTGAACGTCCGGCTCCGCCTGGACTCCACCCAGGTCCAGACAGGCAGTCGCGCCGCCGAACGCAGCATCCAGCAGATGGCCCGCACCACCCAGGCGTCGGCCCTGCAGGCATCCCGGGCAACCGAGCGCGTGGGCGCTGCGGCTGGCGCACTCCCGGCGGCGTTCCGGGCGGCCGGTGCCGCTTCCGAGCGCACCATGCAGGGCATCTCCCGGCAGGCCATGGAAAGCCGGACGGCCATGCGCTCGGCGGCGCGGTCCGTCGCCGAAGTCCAGGCCGCCATGACCGAGGCGACCGTAGCCGGGGTGACCGGCACCAACCGGCTGGCCCTGGCGAACCGGCTCGCCCTCGCCGAGGCGGCCCAAGCCTCCCGGGCAACCCAGGCGGCGGCTGCGGCGTCCCAGTCGTCCTATGCCCGCACGGCGGCCCGTGCCCGGAGCATGGGTGCCGCCGTCGTCGCGGCGTCCGGGCGGTCCGAGAAGTCACTCCGCGCCGCCCGCACTGCCTCCCTGACCCTCGTGGCCGCGTTCGGCCTCGCCGTGTACGCCAGCTCGAAGTTCGAGAAGGCGATGAGTGGGGTGAAGGCCGCCACTGCGGCCGGCGCCCGGGAGCTCAACCAACTGCGCCAGGCCGCCATCCAGGCCGGGAAGACCACCCAGTACTCAGCCACGCAGGCCGCCGAAGGGGAGACCGAGCTCGCCAAGGCGGGCGTGAGTACCGCCGACATCCTGGGTGGCGCCCTGAAGGGCACGCTCAACTTGGCCTCGGCCGGGCAGATGGACGTGGCTGACTCCGCCGTCGTGGCGGCCAAGGCCATGAACAGCTTCGGCCTGCAGGGCTCGGACATGGCGCACATCGCCGACGTCATCGCCGCCGCCGCAGGCAAGTCCGCAACCGACGTGCATGGCATGAGCCTGGCCTTCGCCCAGTCCGCACTCATGGCCCACCAAACGGGCCTGACGCTGGAACAGACCGCCGGCTCGCTGGCACTGTTCGCCCAGAACGGCCTGGTGGGAAGCGACGCGGGCACGTCGCTGAAGACGATGCTCATGCGCCTCACGCCGACTTCCAAAGAGGCTGCCGACCTCATGGACCGGCTTGGCTTCTCCGCTTACGACAGCAGCGGCAACTTTGTGGGCCTCAGCGAGACCGCGGCCCGCATGCAGCAGTCCTTCTCCAAGCTCACCCCGGAAGCCCGCAACGCCGCGTTCGCGACGATCTTCGGATCCGACGCCACCCGCGCGGCGACCGTCGTCTACAAGTCCGGCGCGGCCGGCATCAACACCTGGACGAAGGCCGCCAACGACCAGGGGTACGCGAGCAGGTACGCGTCCACGCAGACCGACAACTTGGTGGGCGACCTGCAGCGCCTCAAGAGCGCCTTGGAGACCGCTTTCATCGAGGGCGGCGGCGGTGCCACCAGCATGCTGCGCGGCGTCGTGCAGGCGCTGACCACGGTGATCCGTTGGTTCGGGAAACTCCCGGGCCCGGTCCAGCAGTCCGCCGTCGTCATCGCCGGCCTGGCCGGAGCGGTCGGCCTGATCGGCACATCGCTGCTGCTCGTGCTGCCGCGCATCCGCACGGTACGCACTGAACTGCAGACGCTGGGCGTGACATCGGCTCGCACCAGTGCGGCCATGGCAATGATGGGGCGCGCCACGCTGGTCGTCGCCGGTCTGACCGCGATCTCCTACGCGTCGGCCAAGTTGACCGACGTACTGAAGGACGCTCCGCCGGATGTCGCGAAGCTGACCAACTCACTGGTCGACCTGGCGCAGGGAGGCCACGTCTCCGGCGAGGCCGCGAAGGTGTTCGGGGAAAACCTCAGCGGTGTCGGCGACGCTGTCGCGCGCATCGCGCACCCGAGCGTCCTCAAGCGGGTCGACGACGTCCTGTACTCGATCACCCACCTCGGCATGAGCGACCAGGGCAACCTGGAGGAGGCCCGCAGCAAGATCTCCGGCCTCGACCAGTCCCTGGCGTCGCTGGTCCAGTCGGGCAACTCTGACGTCGCAGCGAAGGCCTTCGCGCGGATGGCGACGGAGGCCAACGCAGGCGGCACCAGCACCGAGAAGCTCAAGACGCTGCTCCCGCAGTACACCGACGCCCTGGCCGGGGTCGACACTCAAAGCAAGCTGACTGGCGACAGTCAGAAGGGTCTGACCGATTCCGCGCAGACCACCGCCGGCGCCCTGGCGGATCAGCGCACCGAGGCCGAGAAACTCACCGATGCGCTGAAGACCCTCAACGGGGTGAACATCTCCGTCGCCGAGGCGCAGATCGGATTCCAGCAGTCCCTCGCCGATGTCCGGAACGCCGTCAAGGACAACGGCCACACCCTGGACATCCACACCGACAAGGGCCGCAAGAACAAGTCGGCATTCCTGGACGCCGCCAAGGCGGCGATGGATCACGCGCAGGCCGTGTCCGAGCAGAAGAACTCGGTCACCGCAGGCAACAAGGTGCTTGAGCAGGACATCTACGCGCTGAAGCGCACCATGCGCCAGGCCGGGTTCACCGAGGCCCAGATCAAGAGTCTGACGAAGGCCTACGCGAAGCTCCCGCCGAAGAGCGCCACACAGGTCAAGGCCGACACCGCCGCGGCACTGAAGGATCTGGACGCCGTGCAGGGCAAGGTGCGCGGCACCAAGGGCAAGACCATCGAGGTCAAAGCCCTCACGCAGGCCGGTCAGCAGGCTCTGGAAGACCTCGGCTACAAGGTCAAGCGGACCAAGGGCAAGAACGTCGTCATCACCGTCCCCACCGGCACGCAGAAGCACAACGTGGACGCGCTGGCGGCGGCGATTCGCGGGCTGCACAACAAGTCGGTCACGATCACCACGAAGCGCGTCAACTCGATCAAGACGTACTCCGAAGCCATCACCCTGGCCAAGCAGCAGGCCAAGAACAGCGCCAACGGGAACATCTTCAGCGCCTACGCCGACGGTGGCATGCGTGAGCGGCACATCGCACAGATCGCGCCCGGTGGAGCGATGCGCGTATGGGCGGAGCCGGAGACCCAGGGCGAAGGCTACGTGCCGTTCGCCCGGTCGAAGCGGCCTCGCTCGCGGAGGATCACCGAAGAGATCGTGCGCCGCCTCGGCGGAGACCCGACCGGCATTGCCTGGTACGCCAATGGCGGGCTGCGGCACTACGCCTCCGGCGGCTTCACCTACACCCCTGGCGGCGCCCCCGTCCTCGGCGGTCCGGGCGATGCGAAGCAGCGGTACGACAAGCTCATCGAGCAGCTCAAGGAGGCGTGGAAGAAGCTCGCGGCGGCGATGGCGGAGGCGAAGAAGAAGGCCGATGCGGTCTCCGAGGCCGAGACGAGCCTGCGGAAGGTGAGGTCTCATCACCACACCGAAGCGCAACTCGAAGCCGCCGAGAACAAGCTGAAGAAGGCCCGCGAGGCGGAGACGAAGGCGACGAAGGCCGTCACCTCCGCGCGGTCCGGCGTCAACGCGGTCGACGCCGCACTCGGGCTGAAGAAGGGCGCCAAGACCCCCACGGGCTTCGACCTGAAGGCCTACCAGAACCAGCTCGGCAAGTCCGTGGCTGCGACGGAGAAGTGGCGCAGCAGCCTCGGCAAGATCGCCAAACGGGGAGGGTCCGAAGTCGAGGCGCTCCTGGAGGCGATGGGTGAGGACGGCTACGCCCTGGTCAACAGCCTCGCCGGGGCATCCGAAAAGCAGTTCAACGACATCGTCAAGAAACTGCTCCAGACGGGCGACACGGCCAAGGCCACGCTGGCCGACTTCAATAAGCAGATCAACGCCTCCACCAAGATGAACGCGCAGTTCGCGGCAGATCTGGAGAAGCTGGCCGCGATGGGCTACGGCGACCTCGCCCAGACGCTCGCAGCGCAGGGTGACGCGTCGGCACAAACCTTGGCTCACGAGGCGGCGGGCTCGTCGTCGAAGGCCGCCACGGCCAACAGCGCGGTCAAGAACAACGCGGCCACACTGACGGGTGACGACCTCGCCAACGCCCTCACGCTGATCTCCACCCTGCGGGCAGCACCAGGCAGCGGCTACGCGGAGCTGATCGCCGCCGGGCTGGACACGGCCACCATCAAGGCCCTCGTCCCGAAAATCACCGCGCAGATCGGCGCACTGCCCGCCGAGTACAAGGACACCTTCGTGCGGCAGTGGGTCCAGCAGGGCGGCGTCGCCATGGCCCGCGGCGGAATCCTCAGCCGACCCACCGCCGTCCTTGGCGGCGAGGCAGGGGTACGGGAGTCGTGGATCCCCTGGGACGGCAGCAGCCGCTCGCGGTCCCTGATGGCCGCAACGGCCGCCGACGCCGGCTATCAACTGGTGCCGGCAGGCCGGTTCGCATCCGCAGGGGCGTCGGCGGCGGCGGTGGCGCGGGAGGTGTCGAAGCAGGTCACGATCCACCTGTACGGCGCCAAGCAGTCATCGGCCGAGCAGGCCGCCGATATCGCCCGTCACCTCAACTTCGTGGGATAGGGAGCGGACGGTGGCGTACATCGCGGGCGCTGATCTGGATGGCCTGCAGGCCACCCTCGGGACACTGCGCTTCAACGCAGTCGACTCCGCGGGGGTGGCCTGGCGGCTGAAGGCCGAAGACGGCCTGCAAGGCTGGGACAGCCCCGAGGTGCGCGCCGAGGTCACCCAGCGCGAGGCTGATCACGGCGCATGGGCGGCGCCGGTCTACCTGAGCGAACGGGCCATCAGCCTCGCGGGCACGATCGAGGCCGGAAACCGGGCCGCCCTGGACGACGCGATGGAGCGGCTGCGGGCGGCCGTGGCACTCACCGATACGACACTGACCGTATGGGAGTCGGTGCCCAAACAGGCCACCGTCCGCCGCTCCGGGAAGCTCCTGGCGCAGTACCTGACCGACCGTGTCGGGGCGTTCTCGGCGCTGGTGACCGCACCGGATCCACGCCGGTACGGCATCACCTTGCAGTCCGGCACGGCGAATCTGCCGTCCAGCAGCGGCGGCCTGTCAGTACCCGCCACCATGCCGCTGACCATCGCCGCCACCGTCAACGCCGGCTCCTTCACGGCGGCCAACACCGGCACATTCGGCACCCGGCCCGTTTTCACCATCGCGGGGCCCGTCAGCAACCCCCGGATCGTGGTGGATGACGGCAGCGGCGCCGAGCCGGTCACCCTCACCTACGGTCAGGTCCTCGCGACGGGTGAGACGCTCGTCATCGACTGCGATGCCCACACCGTGGTTCTCAACGGCACGGCCAGCCGCCGCCGCTACCTGACCGCGACCGTGTGGCCCGAATTCCCTGCCGGCAGCTCCGTGACCGTGCAGTTCCGGGCCTCCGCGTACAACGCCTCCGCACAGTTGAGCGCCCAGTGGCGCTCGGCCTGGCTCTAGACGAAAGGGGGCTTCTGGTGCCCGATGTGCTGTGGACCAACAACTCGACCACCTACGACGCGCAGGAGCTGCGGCGGGCCGACGCCATGCTCGTCATGGGCAACGGCTCAGCGAGAGGCGGCCGGTCGGGCATCCGGCCCGGCGCCGGCGGCTACGGCGTCTCCGTATCCGGCACGACGATCACAGTCACCACCGGCGTGATGACCGTCGCAGGGCCGACCGGCGAAGGCATGTACCGGTGCCCTCTGGCGACGGATGCCACGCTGACCCTGACGGCCGCGCACGCCACCCTGCCGCGCATCGACCTGGTCTACCTGCGGGTGTGGGACTCCGACCTCGACGGCACCGGCCTGTACAAGTTCGAGCCGGTCTACCTGGCCGGCACTGCAGCGGCGTCGCCGGTGGCGCCCACCATCCCGGGCGGGCAGACCGGCATCGAGGTCGCGACGATCAGCGTCCCGGCGTCGGGCGGCGGCTCGCCCTCGGTGTCGCAGACGATCCGCCCGTACACCGTGGCCCCTGGCGGGATCCTCCCGGCAAGCACCGCCCCCAGCTCCCCGTACACGGGCCAGTTCTACGACGACGGCACCTACCTGTACCGGTACAGCGGAAGCGCGTGGCGGATCGCGTCGCCGCTTCTGCCGACAGTCTCCGACCAGGTGTCCTCGCCTGGCACGTACACCGTCTCGGGGTTCACGGATTTCACATCCGGGCAGTGGCCGCCGATCACCGTCACGGTCCCGCAGTCCGGGATCGTCGCCATCTCCATCGGCGCCGCCGTCCGCAACACCAACACCGCCACCTCCACCGGGTGGGCGGCATTCCGGCTGTCCGGCGCCACCACCGAGGTGGGGTCGGAGAAGACGGCTGTCAGCTGCGCCGGCAGCCGCACCTACGCCACCCGCCGCGTGTTCCGCTCGGGCCTCACGCCAGGCGCCAGCCTGACGGTCACCCCGCAGTACCAGTTCTCGTCAGTGAACGCGTCCAGCACTGTCACGGGCGTGGACAACGGGCAGCTGAGCGTCGAACCGATCCCCGGGTGAGCACCACCGTTGTCCTCGCCTGGTACGGCTGCGACCTCAAAACGGGCGGCATCATCGAGGACCTGCCGTCGCTCAAGCCCACCGGCGCGTTGTCGCGCCGCCTCGGCGACAGCACCACCTTGCAGGCCGACCTGGCCCTGCCCGGCGCCTCCGCCGGGTGGGAAGCGGCCACCACGCCCGGCCAGAGCATGCTCGTAGCCGTCGACACCGCCACCGACACACCCCTGTGGGCCGGGATGGTGCTGACACAGGACGGCGGCAGCTCCCAGACGGTGTCACTGGGAGCCGTCACCCTGGAGGCATACTTCGACCGCCGCTACCCCGGCAACCACCTCCTCGTCGGCCAGGACCAGGCCGACGTCGTGAGCTCCCTCATCACACCCGCGCTCACCGACGGACCACCATTCGACATCGACGCCGTGGCCACCGGCGTCACCATGGACTACACGGTGGCCGACTCCGACGACAAGACCATCCTGTCGTGCGCTCAGGAGGTCATGTCCCTCGAAGGCGGCCCAGAGTGGGCGGTCGACGTCGCATGGAACACCGACCACACCGGATTCGTCCTTCCCGTGCGGATCGGCGCCGCCATCGGCCTGCAGACCACATCACCAGAGGGCACGTTCGACTTTCCCGGCTGCGTCACCGAATACCACCTCGTCACGTCCTACGAGGCGGGCAAGGGCGCAAATGCGCTGCTCGCCCGGGGCGAGGGTGAGGGAACATCCCGCCTGACCTCCCAGCTCTACACCGCCACCGACCTGATCAGCGGCGGATGGTGCAGCTACGAGTACCGGTACACGCCCGCCACCGGCATCACCGACCCCGACCAGCTCAACGCCCACGCGATCAGTTCCCTGGCCCTCATGGCCCAGGGCGCCCGCGCCTGGTCCATCGAAGCTGTCGCCTCACAGGCCCCGCGGCTGGGCCGCGACTTCGCGCTCGGTGACACCGTCCGCCTCGCCGTCGAACGCTCACCCCGCCACCCGGACGGCGCGGACGTCACCGCCCGCTGCTGGGCGTGGGAACTGGACCCCTCGGCGGACCGCGTCCGCCCCATCCTGGTTGAGGAGAACTGAATGCCCCGTCCCGTCGACCAGCTACCCCCGGGCGCCAACGACCTGGCGCGCAAGCTGGCCGCACTGACCAGTGAGGTCCGTGAGCTGCGGGCGGCCAGACGTCTGGCGCATTCGTCCATCGGTGACACGGGGATGAACGTGCAACCTGATGGCACCCTGAGGATCGGCGGCAGCGTCGTCATCACCGGCGACCTGGACGTCAGTGGCGACTTCGCCGGCGGCTCCGCCGTCGACTGGGTCAACGTCCAGCACCACGGCGCGACGGGCGACGACTCCACCGACGACCTGGCATCGATCCAGAACGCCATCGACGCCTGCCCGGAGGGCGGCGTCGTCTACTTCCCGCCGGGCCAGTACCGGATCTCCTCCGCCCTCATCCTCAAACGCAACCGCACCTACCTGGGATCGCACTCGCCGCGCTGGCAGTACCGGGGCGGCTCCCTGTGCGCCATCAAACCGCACGCCACTTTCTTCTCGGACACCAAGATCCTGCATATCGCCGACAAGGAGATCACCGGCGAGGCAGCGGACTGCGACGGCGGGCGCATCCAGAACCTGGCCGTGCTCGGCCAGAACGCCGGCACCGGAGTCGTCGGCGTGCTCTTCGAGGGCCTCGTGCGGGACTGGGAGATCCGGGGCGTCGACTCGTCCAACACCAGCGGCAACGGCTGGCAGACCCTCGGCTACGCCTCGGTGGACACCACCACCCACTACCCGCGCGGCCTCGACCTGTACTCCGTCACCAGCTACTCCGCCCACAACAACGGCTTCTCCTTCGCCAACCTCACCGACTCCATGATCTTCGACGCCCTCGCCGTGTCAGCGACCTCCATCGGGTACCTGATCGACAACCCCGGCGAGAGCAAATTCATCGGCTGCCGCAGCGTGTTCAACGGCTCCGACGGCTTCCGCATCTCCGGGTCGGTCTCAGTCGGCGGCGCCCAGTTCGTGGGCTGCTCCACCGACCGGAACCAGAACTACGGCGTCAAGGTCACCGCAACCGGCACCCAGCCGATCACCTTCACCGACCTGCTGAACCGCCGCGACGGCAAGAACAGCAACGCCGGCGGCGGCAGCCTCGCGGGCGTCGGCGTCATCGGCACCTCCGGCAACACGGTCTGCCCGGTCGTCATCACCGGCCTCGCGCAGACCGTCGGCATCGACGACGGCGCCACCTCCACCGGCAACGACAGCCCGCAGTACGGCGTCCGGGCCGAGTACGCCCAGCACGTGTCGGTACGCGGCGCGGCCTGGGGTGCCACCTCCGCCGTCGACGACGGGGGCAACAACACCCACCTGGACACCGCGAGCCTGTACCGGCAGAACGGCCTGGCCTCGGCGCACGCGGTCGACACCGCCGTGGTCGGTACCCAGCCCGCCCTCACTTCGCAGTCCGGCGCCGGCACCAGCCCGCCCACACCGACGCTGTCCGCTACCGCCGACGACGCCTAC